ACAATAAAATTACGAAATTTATTTTCTACAGGTCCTAAAGCTGTAAGCAAGTGGATCCATCTCAAGGAGATTAAGATCTACATGTTTATAGCAGTCTGGATTGCACAATGTGATGAGTATTTACCACATTTCCTTATACTTCGTTCCCGGGTCGTGCATATGCACAAGCATCATGGCTGGAATTTTACTTTCAGCTACTTGAAGCTTTGTGTACAGCTAACGATACAAGCGATAAATCACACACCGTTATTTACGATGAGTGAACCTCGCGTGCGTCGTGACCACTACGGAATGCCAACCATTATACCTGGTCCTCTGAGATCTATTATTAGAAATCAGGAACATGTAGATTGGTTAAAGGTTACAAAAGCAACCATTACCTGTCTCTCAGTCTTCAGAGTTTTCCCTACCAAAGTGAGTCCGAGTTTGGAGACCATTACGGCTCCATTCTCTGGATTAAGTCAGACTATTGATAAGTCGACGCTGCACACGGTATTGAAAACGATGCGGATAAGGTTAAAACCGGGAGTATTCAAGGGTTTCATATCAGAATCCGCAGGACCAAATGGATCAAAAGCCACATGGACTTCGCATTTAGATGCGTTGTCTTTTCTAGCATACCCTAAACAACTTCTCAGCTTCCATCGGCTTGCATTGAGATATAAATCTCTACGCTGGGCGATATGGCTCGATTTGTTAATTGTTATCATGTTCCCTCTGATGCCAATTTATTGGCTTTGGAGCTTCCCTTTGAAAATGGGGAAACTATCAGTAGTCTATGATCAGGCCGGTAAGGCCCGTATTGTAGCTATTACTAATTGGTGGATACAGCTTGCTTTATTACCTTTGCATAACTCTATCTTCGATTACCTACGGTCGCTTGATTGCGACGGTACGTTTGATCAAGATGGAGCTCTTGCGGGTTTTATGGCTCGCCGTGATCCAAACCATAGCATGTATAGTTTCGATTTATCGGCTGCGACTGATAGACTTCCTATTCAACTTCAGGTTGATATCCTTTCGCATTTGGGCTATCCTGCCCATCTGTGGAGAGATCTACTGGATTTTGGATGGGAGTATAAGGGTCAAGGCGTTAAATACTCTGTAGGGCAACCTATGGGTGCCTATTCATCATGGGCAATGTTAGCATTGACTCATCACGTCATAGTTCGGATAGCGGCACACCAATGTGGTGTCCGGGTTATTCCTAATTACGTTGTTCTTGGAGATGATATCGTGATAAACCACGACTTAGTAGCTCAACAGTACAGGACAATTATGTCCGCACTGGGCGTTAACATTAATATGTCAAAATCACTCGTGTCAAAAGACATGTGCGAATTTGCAAAACGATGGGTAACGCAAGACTACGACTTGACCCCTTTAGGGCCAGGTAATATCTTGGTTTGTTTACGAGAACCGTTTTTCCTCGGCACGTTAGTTTCTGAAGCAAAAAGAAAAGGCTTCTTTGAGAGTTCTATTTCCCTTAGAGCTGTGATTGATAGCTTACCTTCTAAATATTTTAGATGGCAAGATCTATCAGTTGCACTTTGGACGGCAATTGGAATTCCAGAGAAACCACATCTTTTCGCCAAGGGGGCGGAGAAAACTCCGTCAGCTTGGTACGCTTTTGAAAGAGGGATAACTCAGGCTCATAGAGATCTGTCACTTTATCAATCGCTTATTGCGATTATAAGTGAGAGAAACACCAATGCATTGTCGATCATTGAGGAGAAGGAATTAGAGTTTGATAGAACGTGGTTCCATCGTTCTAAAGTTCTCTCTCGAGATCCTA